CTATTTTGGGCAAAATAAACGGCCACTTGATTACTCCTTATCTTTCTTGGTCGGTGCCGGCGCTACTTCTTCAAGTATGCCGGTCTTAATAAGGCCGGGGACGTCCCAACCTTCTAGCTGAGCGTCAGTGAGGGTTCCACCCTTGCCAACTCCCGCAAGTTCATTATCTGTAAGCACTTTGTAAGTAGCCATTGTTTAACTCCAACCTGTAATAATTTCGATAGGTAACTCGGTTTGTAATAAATTGCCGCTAGGGGTTTCTAAAATGCCCGGGGCGCTAAAATCTCCAACGTGGATAGTTAAGGTAGTAGCGGCGGACATTTTGGTTATTAGGGCAACTATGTAATCCTCTATTTGGGTGAGGTTTCCCTGATTATCGAAAAGCGGTACCGCAACCAGTAACTTAAAACGCACTACCGGAGCTATTGCCGTTTTGGTGTTGCTTTGTACTCGGATATAGGGCTCGTCCGGTGCGATCGTAATACTGTTTGCTACCGGCGTGGGTGGCGGAAAGCTAAAAACGTCCCATACCCCGGCATTAGTAAGCGCGGTTTTCAAGTCTGCGCGTAGCGTGGTTATGGTCGCTGGCATTAGCCGGCCATTCCCGACGGCGCTAAATACGGCGCCAATATTCCGCGCACCTTGCCAATAAGCGTATTCCCTAAGGTGTACGGGCTTGCTATGTAGCCGTCAATAGTAGCGACCGCTGACCCCGGAGCTTGTCGGGACTGCCATATCGTAACGGCGATAGTGGCGGTAGCTTCTCGTACGGCGGGCTCGGTCGCGTAGTTGACGCCGTGATACGGGGCGGTAATTTTACCGTAAGGTCTAACAAGGTGGTTATCTTGATCGCTTGCGGTTTTTGCATATTCAATAGTGTAAGTACCGTATCCGGTCAAGGTATAAGTCCCGTTAAAAGTTGCTCCGGCGTTGCTTATTGTAACGCTTTGGCCGTCGCGTAAACCGTGCGGGATAGGTGTCGTAATCGTAACGACATTATTTTTTAACGCTGTAGCCGCTATCGGTACGGTGTTGAACCATAAAAACGACTCTACTAAATCTTGCGCGGCTTGGGCGCACTCCTCGACTGTTGCGTCGGCGTACAGGGTGCCTAGGCCTAATAAGGTGCGTAACTCGGCCATAGTAATATAGGTAGCGGCCACGTTCTACTCCTTACTTGTTAGGCCTACCCCGGCGGGACTAGGCGCCGGGATAGGGTTCTAGGTTTGTGTGGGTTATGCCTTGTTATTCTTGAAGGCTCCACCAGCGGCCAACGTTGCCAATGCACCGTAGCCGTAGTACATAATTTCAATTTGACCGCTAGCGATAACGTTGGTGGTTAGTCGTAGCTGTGGAGATTCGTACCAAGTAAAGCAGTCGGGATTGACAATAAGCAGAGTGCCATCACCGTCGCCACCATTTGCATAATCTACGTATAGATCAAGTCCGGCAACATTTCCGCGTAGGCTCGATACGGTTACCGCACCGCCCGCGTTTTGTGGTTGTTGCGCGGTGTAGATAGGTCGGCCGCTGTCGTTAAGGGTCATTATATTCGACCATTGTCCGGAGCTGGCAATTAAGTTACGCGCAAAACGCTTAGAGTTAGAGTACACGCTAGCCGCACCGCGCGAAACAATACCTAATAGCTCAGAGGCCGTCGGATAAGTTGCGACGGTTGTACCGTCTAGAGTTGCCGCGCTAATAAGCTCCGAGTTTACAAAATTGTTAGTCGCAAGTGCGTAAGCGTCGGCCATTTGTTGCACCAACACGTTCAAAAAGACCGGGTCGGAACGGTCAAACAATTCTACCGATACGGTGTTTTGTCCGGCGTACTTGTTTACTGTCGCGGTTACAAACTCGACTTCCATACCTGTTTCGGACGGTGTTCCGCCTTCATTGGTGTCCGCAACCGTTGGCACGGTTTTAATGCGTGGGATTTGTAGGCTCATACCGGCCGCTGGTAGCGCGGCGGTGCTAATGGCCTCAATGCTTGCGCGAAAACTATCGCTTTTACCATTAAATAGCGTAGTAAGTTGCGGGGTGGGAATAAGTCCGGCGTTGTTGGTAGTGCTGTCATCTGCCGCGCGTACCCATAGGGCACTTTCGCTACCGGGATCCATTGTTGCCTTAACTTTATGGAATAGATATTCGGCAGGTGTCGTAATTGGTGATCGTGGAGCTGTAAACGCTTGCGCGCTTACGGTTGGGCGTGAGGCTTCTACCTTCTCGGCTTCTACCTCGGTCGTTGGGGTAGCGTTGTCCACGCTGGCCTCACTTTCGTTAGGTTGGGTTTCTTCGGTCGGTGTTTCTTCTTCTTTGGTTTCCGGTTCGCTTTCGCTCGCGGCAACGGTAGTTACTTCGGCGCTCTTAAACGCCGGTGTGTGTACTAAACTTGTTTCTTGCATTTCTGCGGCGCTGACGTACATAACGCCATCGCGCTCGGTCGCCTTGCGTACCAATACGCCAACACTTAGACCGTCGCGTAGCGATTCGCTTGCTTCGATAAGTGCGTCGTTACCGCGTGAGGTTTCGGTAATCTTAAATTGTGCGTAGATACCTTGCGGGCTTTCTTGCACGTTGATAGCGCGGCCTATGGGTTGTTTAGGGTCGTGTTCAAGTAAAAGCTTAAAACGTGGGTTAGGAATAGCAATACTGCCCGCCTCAAAAACAACCGGCCCCGCTGAGGTTTGGCCTATTTCTCCAAACGGGACAATACGGCCAGATATTACTCGTCGGGTTTGGTCGCTAGCCTCTACGGTGGCGCTAAAGGTTAATAATTTCGTTTGCTCCATTAGGGGTTAAGTCCTCCATTTCTTTAGCTTGATTTAAGGTAATGAGATTAAGATTTAACATTTTTTCAATTACGTTTAACCGCGTGAGTGCGTCTGAGCGTAAAAAGTTATCGTCCAACGCCGCGCGTACGTAATTTTGTGAGTTGGTTATATCGTTCATAGATAAACGGCCCTCTATTGCCTCTATGTACGGCCGGAGGGACATATCGACAAACTGGCGGCGCTCGTCTATAACGTTTGCATAGGTAAGGCTGTTATTCATATCGCTAGAGAGCATATAAGCGGGAATATTGCATAACCGCGCTATCTCGGTACTTAAAAATTGCAACATTTCGTTATAGCCCATTTCCTTAGGGCTAAAGCTGGTGGTCTTAAAATCTAACGCACTATTAAGGTAACCAATATTGTTTTGCAAGCGTGCAGACTTCCATTTTTGCAAAAGTCCCACTATTTGATTCTCCGGCAAATCTGCGCCGGTGTTTTTAATATATCCACTTTGTAGCGGTGTTTTGGCCGCTACGCTGGCGGCGTATTGTGCGTCGAGTGCGGCGCGTATAGTGCGACCGCCAACGTTAAGTATTCCGTCATTAAGACTTTGAAAAGTAATCAACGACCCTAAGCCGTCCATAGGCCTAAATTTGCCGTCTACTTGGTAACCAATAACTAACGTATTGTTAGCGTTATATTTTGGCGTTACGCGATCATTACTGACCCAAGCAAAACGAGAGGGTCGGCCGGTGCCGTCGTTATATTGCTCTAGCACTTCCCAAAAAGCAACGCCGTAAAAAAATAAACTATCGGCGGTATAGGCCATAGTTACCTGACGCGGTTGATTACGGTCGGGTTGCTCTAACCATAACGGAGAACCTAACTCTTCGCCGTTACTTTTACGGAATAAGTGAAACGGTGTTGTACCAACAATGCCGCATATTAAATCCCTAGCCTTTTTAATGCTCGGTACCGCTAAGGCTTCCGATCGTAAAACTAAAACGTTATACGGATTAAAAAAGGTAATATCCGGTACGCTCATTACGGGTGGGGCTAGCTCTGCCTTAACCGGCATTTGCGGGACAAAGGCAGAGCTAATAGCAGACAATAAACCCATATGCCCACTTTAGACTATTTTTTACATAATGTCCGTATTGTCCCGGCGTGTCTAATTGACAACCATAACGGCTACGTTTTGCGGTTGGCTTGCTTGCCAGCTAACCATAGCCGCCGCGATAGCCGCGCATATCTCGCCACTTGATCGCCTACGCACTAAACGCCAACCGCTATCTGTGAGCTTGCTACTGCAATTTGCCACCGCTTGCACTAATTCCGGTTGGTTATTGTGTGCTAGCTTTCGGCTACTCATCATTTGGGCAAAACGGTGCGAGGCTTCCACCTGCGACCGGCCGGAGCAGTCGGCAAGGATAGCCCCCGACGCTGACAAGTAGGTAGCGGTGTTTTGGGTCATATAGCGGTCGTAGAGAGTAATGCGCGGGCGCCATTGTTTAATAAACGCGTTTATATCGCTTGCCAGGGTTACCTCATCTATCGGGTGTTGGCTTGTCCATTCTTTTAACACGAAAAGGTTTACCGTGTCGCCTACTTTTTGCCCGGCAACCAATACCGCGTAGCGTTGGGTATGCGATTTATCAAAGGCAAAAAATAGCTCGCCGCCCTCCGTCATTGTTAGCCCCGTCGTCGCGCACGCCTCAAAACTGCCGGTTTCAAACGGGCTGGCTATATTGTCCACCCATTGGCAAAGTATCTCGGTGCGAAAGGCTAGCGGGTCATTAGTCCGGGCTAAATGTTCCACCGTTTCTAACTCTAAGTAATGCCCTAGCGCCGGGCAAGATTCTACCCACCCCGCACGATCCAGTAGCTCGCGCGACGGGTGTGCGCTCCACTCCAACCAACCCAACGACTTAGAGCTATTGGCTAGCGCACGCTCGCGTAGGTCGTTTAATACTTTCGAGTGTTTATCGCCCGCATTAGATACGGTCAATATCTGCGCCCTGCGGGCATTGGTTGTATAGACGGCCGCGTCCCACGTGTCCTGGTCTATAGCCCGTAACTCGTCAATAAAGAGAAAGTCGGCGCTCATACCTCGCGCACCGTTAGGGGTAGCGGCGACTACGCTAATCTGCGCCCCGTTTTTGAAAACTATTCGCTCGCTACCATTGGTTACATAAGTCGCCGCGTGTTCGGTGCGTAGGCGTGGGGTCTGCCGTATAAGCTGGTCTATCTGCCTAAAGGTAATTAACGAGAGCTTTCGATTAACGGACATCATCAAAACGTCTTTTTCGCCAAAAAGGTAAACCCCGGCCAATATGCGTAAGGCGGCTAAAAAGGTCTTGCCTTGCTGGCGACTGCATACGATCCCCAGCTGGCGGTATATGTAGCGGTCGTTCTCGGTCTTTAACATCTCACCAATAGCGTTAATCTGCCAAGGCATTAGCTCAATACCGATTTCCTTAGCGAACTCGATAGCGTTGCGGGCTCGTTCGGTGTCGGCCTCGTAAATCGCACTATGAACGCGTGGCGTAGCACTCCCTAAAACCGCCCCCCTTGCGTTCTCAGAGTTTTCCACAGGTTCTGGCACCGTGTCCGTATTGTTCTGAATTGTATCGGTTTGAGTAGGGGACAAATCGGACATTTCGGATAAATCAGAGATTGC